GAATATATCGAGGTTTTGCAGCCGCCGCTTGTGCGCATTCTCGATCCTGGCCTCGGTGATATTGCGGACGTGCATCGAATTGCGCCGGATGCGTTGATTGCGCTGCGTTACTGGACAGTTGACGATCATGACGGGCGCGCGGTTCGTGACCTCATGGCCGACCCGACCGGAACCGGCGTGCGCCATGCTCGTGAGTACCGTAGCATTTTGGACGGCCTCCAGCAGGAGGCGCAGCGAACCGGCGTACGCATCCCACGCGCTGACCGGCTGGTGTTCAACGCAGCCAACGAACCAAACCAGGGCGGGGAACCGGCGCAGATTGCTGCGTACAATGTGGCGTTCCTGGATGAATGCACCCGGCTGGGGTTGCGGGCGGCGGCGTTGTGTCTGGGTGTGGGATGGCCTGCAAGCAAGAGCAGCGCGCCAGAATCGCCGGTAGACTGGCAACCATACGTTGATGCTGGCCTGGAGCAGGCTATTAAGCGCGGCGGTCACCTGCTTGAACTGCACGAGTACTGCTACAAGAGCGGACCTCAGGACGGGTGGCGGTGGTTCTGTGGGCGGCATCTGCAATGCCCGCTAGACGTGCCGATCCTGCTCGGTGAAGTCGGCATTGACAATTACGTTGATGCGGAGCGGTGGAAACGTGAGGGCGGCGCGCGTGGGTGGGTGGGCAATGTCGGGGCGGAGCAGTACGCCGACATGATTGCGTATCACATTCGCAACAGTGACAGCCGCGTCATGGCTGCGTTGCCGTTCATCACCGATTACCGAGACGCTAATAACTGGGCGAGTTTCGACACGCGCGACGCGCACCAGGCGTTACTGGCGCAAGCGCACCAGATGAAACCTGGCGTTAAATTCCAGCAGCACACGGTTCACATTCCGGTTGTTGCCGCACCGACTGAGCCACAGCCGCAACCGAATAATGACTGGACACGGGCGCGCGCATTTGTGGCGCGTTGGGAAGGTGGATTTGTCAACAATCCCGCCGACCCAGGCGGCGCCACCAACATGGGAATCACGATTAGCACGCTAAAGGCGTGGCGCGCATCGAAGGGTATGCCCGCGCCGACTGTCGAGGACGTGCGTAACCTCACCACAGCCGAGGCCGACGCCATTTACCACGCGTGGTACTGGCAGGCCAGTGGCGCAGACAAATTACCGTGGCCGCTATCGCTGATTGTGTTTGATACGGCGGTACTGCACGGCACGGCCATCGCTCGCCAGTGGCATAGCGAGACAGGCGGCAACGCAACGGATTACCTCGCCAAGCGGCTGGCTTCCTACACGCGCATGGGACACTGGCAACATTTCGGGGCGGGCTGGGTACGACGCGTGGCGGATTTGCTTGATATGTTGGCATAACGGAGGCATCATGCCGTACACGGTGGAGCGGACATCCGAGAACGCCATCGCGTTACGACATCCGACGGTATCAGTAGACTGGCAGCAGCCGTACCTGCTGATTTCCGACGTGCATTGGGACAATCCACATTGTGATCGTGCGCTGTTGAAAGAGCATTTGGACGAAGCCGTCAAGCGTGAGGCGGGCATCCTGGTGTTTGGCGATTTTTTTTGTGCCATGCAGGGCAAGTATGACAAGCGGGCCGACAAGAGCGCGCTGAGGCCAGAACACCAGGCGACGAATTACCTGGACGCGCTGGTTGACACGGCGGCGACGTGGTTGGAGCCGTACAGCAAGAACATCGTCATGTTGGCAGACGGCAATCACGAGACGGCCATCCGCAAGCATTTAGAAACGGATTTACTAGAACGTTTGTGCCAAAAGCTGGGCGTGCTGCACATGGGATACAGCGGCTATGTACGGTTCCTGTTCGAGCAATCCGGTGGCAGTCGGCGCATCTCCAAAACGTTGTACTGGCATCATGGCAGCGGCGGCGGTGGGCCGGTGACAAAAGGCGTTATCCAGCACGCGCGGCGGGCGGCGTCTGTGGAGGCCGACATCTACGTTACAGGCCACATCCACGAAGCGTGGCAGTTGGAGAATCCAGTCATGCGGCTGTCGGCCAACGGTATTGAGCGCATCGATCAGCAGCACCATGTGCAGTGTGCGACGTACAAACAGGAATACACACCCGGCGGCGGCTTCCATGTGGAGCGCGGCAGGCCGCCCAAACCGCTGGGCGGTTGGTGGTTGACGTGGCAGTTGCGAGCCGCGCGTGTTCGTGACATTCGGGCGCGCTTTCATCGTGCAGATTAGAAGTGGCATATATGGACACTCACCACGATTCGCTGGTAGAAATCGAAAAACGACTGGCCTCAGTCGAGACTATCGTGTTCGGCAGTGAGAAATTGAGACTGCCTGGTTTATCCAGTCAAATCGAAGAGCTATCCACAGAGATAGCGCGCCTAAATGAGACCATGCAGACGTTGGAGCGGTGGCAGTCAACCGTGGTGATATATCTGCGAATCGGCCTTGGCCTTATGGGTGTGGTAGGTGTAAACGGACTGCGGGAAATCGGCACGGCGTTACTCGCTGCGCTATCATAGGAGACAAGACGTGGAAAAAATTCACTGGGTACTTCAATCGCGCAAGTTCTGGGCAGCGGTGATTAGTCTGCTTGCTGCGTTGGGCGTGTTGAACTGGAGCGACGCGCAGCAGGCTGAGACGGTGGCCATGCTTGCGGCGGGCATCGGGGCGGCGTACTCGCTGGCCGTGGCAATCGAGGACGGCCTGACTGCGAACTCGGTGGCGCGTTGGTTCCGCGCCGATATGGATGAGGAAGAATAGCGGGACAACATGAGATCGCAGACACGCGCCGTGAAATCGCATGATCGCAAGCTAAAGGCTCTTGAGCTACGCAAAGCGGGCTACGATTACCGGCGCATTGGCGAGACATTGGGATGTAGCGTGACACAGGCGCACCGTGACGTAGCGGCTGCGCTCAAATTGACGTTACAGGAACCGGCAGACGACGTGCGTGTGTTGGAAGTGGAACGGTTAGATACCATGTTACAAGCGTTGTGGAACAGCGTCCAAAGTGGCGACCACGGCGCAATTGATCGCGCCTTGCGTGTTATGGAACGGCGCGCCAAACTGCTCGGCCTGGACGCGCCGACGCGCACCGAGACAACCGGAGCCAACGGCGAACCCGTGCGCACAGACATTGTTATTCGCTATGCAGACGACGCTAACGCTACCTAAGCCACTGGCATGGCAACAACAGGTGGTGCGCGAGGCCGCGCGCTTCAATGTTGTCAACGTCGGGCGGCGGGCGGGCAAAACAATTCTCGGCCAGAACAGGTGTGCTACGCCGGAAACGCTATCCAAACCTGTAGCGTGGTTCAGTCCGACGTATAAAATGCTGTTGGAAGTATGGCGCGATATGGTGCGGCTGCTGGCGCCGATAACGGCACGACGCAGCGCACAGGATCACAGGTTGGAGCTAATCACCGGCGGCCTGGTGGAATTTTGGAGCCTGGACAATCCCGACGTGGCACGCGGGCGCAAGTACCGGCGGGTGATTGTAGACGAAGCGGCTATGGTGGCAAGCCTGATTGACGTGTGGCAGTACACGCTACGCCCAACACTGGCCGACTTTGGCGGTGACGCTTGGTTCCTGTCTACGCCGCGTGGCCGCAACGGGTTCTGGCAAATGTACCAGTGGGGCCAGGATACAGCGCAACCGGACTGGCGTAGCTGGCAAATGCCCTCCACCGTCGGTGTACTGGCGCAGTCTGAGATTGACGAAATGCGGCGCGCCATGCCAGAACGTGTGTTCCGGCAGGAAATATTAGCCGAGTTTCTAGAGGACGGCGGCGGGGTGTTCCGGCGTGTCAGTGAGGCTGCGACGGCCACGGCGTTAGAGCGTGGCGAGGCGGGCGGACAGTATGTTATCGGTGTGGACTGGGGTAAATTAAACGACTGGACAGTCGTTACCGTGCTAGACGCTGACTCCAAGCGCATGGTATACCTGGACAGGTTCAACCAGATTGACTACGCTGTGCAGCTTGGCCGATTGCAGGCAGTGTGCCAACGCTTTGCGCCGTATGCGTTGGTGGTGGAGCGCAACAGCATCGGGGAGCCGCTAATTGAACAGTTGCAACGGCTTGGTTTGCCGGTAGTGCCCTTCCAGACAACCAACGCAACGAAGGCACAGATTATTGACGCGTTGGCACTAGCGTTTGAGCAAGGCGAGATCGCTATTCTGCCTGAACCGGTGTTGCTTGGAGAACTAATGGCGTACGAAATGGAGCGCACCGGCACGGGGCTATTGCGCTATGGTGCGCCTGACAACGGGCATGACGATTGTGTAATGTCATTGGCGTTGGCATGGTATCAAATCGCCGGGGCGCAAACGTGGTTACTGGCATAGGGGGAAAAACAAAATGTCGTGGACGGTAGCGGCGGGAGATTTTAACAGCAGCGGAGATAATACCATTGTGGCCGCGCCGGGTGCGGGCTTCCGGCTGCGCGTCAAGTATCTGTGCATCCAAAACGAAACCAGCACATCCACCACGCTGCTGGTTAAGTGGGGCGAGACAACCGTTGGACGCAAGGTGCTAGGTAGCGCGTCGGTGGCATATGACTACTATGGCGAGCGCGGCAACGAGTGGTTATTGCCTGCGAACACTGCGCTAATTGCCAACCTGAGCGGAGCCAACGCGCACAATTACGATATCCAATATCGCGTGGAGAGTGTCTAATGAGCAATCGCGCATTTGTTCTGCGGCGGGCAATCAACCGGCAGAAACTCACCGGCACATATGAGGAAATCGCAGCGGCATTGAACGCGCGGCCGCTGATTGACAATCCCGTGCCGCAAGGCATGGTAACGAAGTGGCCGCAACTGCTTGACGCGCTGGGATTGCTCACCGACGCAGAGCGCGCCAAGCTGCGCGACGTGCCATCCTGGTTCGTGACAATGGTTATCAACGCACTAGGCGCGCAGGATGCGGCGGCGTTGACTGCGCACGTTGGCCTGTTGGCCGACTGGCAAATCATCGGCAATCCAACGGCGCGCAAGCTGCGCAACCTGTTGGCCGAGACGCAGCCGGACGCGACGTGGAGCGCGCAGGTTCCAGGCAAATCGTGGGCCGATGAGAACTGGCGCGGGCGCGTGACAGAACAGGACGTGCAGGCGGCAATGAATCGGCGGCAGGAGAGTGACGATGCTGAGTAACGGCATCCACATCGGGCAACGCGGCGGCGTGCGGTTGACGGGCGGGGGCGGGGAGAGTGTAAGCCCGCCGTATGATGATGTACCGTCTATTGTTGCGGCGTATGGGATGCGGCGGCTGCGCAGCGCGTACACTGGCAACCTGCTACGTTTGCGCCGCAGCAGCGACGACGCCGAAAGCAATTTTGGCTTTACGGGCAGCGGCGACCTGGACACGGCGGCGATTGCGACGTGGCTGGGGGCCAACAGCGGCTATATCGTGACGTGGTATGACCAAAGCGGCGGGGCGCGCGACGCAACGCAGGCGACGGCAGCTAATCAGCCGTTGTATGTGGCGAGCGGACAAAATAGTAGGCCGGTGGTGCGTTTTGACGGCGTAGCGCAACGGATGGGCCTTACCACTGGCGGGCTGACCAATTTCTCAATCGTTGCTGCTCTAAAAATTGACACATTTGCAGCAGGGTCGACGTTGCTGCAAGGTGCTGGTGTGATTTTTTATCAATCAACAGGTTTGCGGGCGGTAGATAACGCATTACATCCATCTGTTGTCTGGGGAGGTTTCGTGGCAGCGGCATGGCATGTAATGTCGTTTGTCAATGTTGCCAACACCACCAAAAACGCTTGGTCAAATGGCGCATCTGCGGGTAACGGCGGCTCGACGGGAACAGGCTGGAATCCGACAAATTTGGGTTACGATGCAACTGTTGCGGGCAGATATCTCGACGGAGATATAGGAGAGCTTGTCATTGCGTCCACCGCGTGGACGACAGCGCAGCGACAGGCGGCAGAGGCTGCGGCCAACGCATATTGGGCAGTGTACTGATATTGGGCAATTATCGGCGGGACGTGGGGGCGTATGAGCGCAACACTGTTTGACGGAATAAAATCGGTACGGTTAGACGATTTACCGCCGGAGGCGTGGCGCGTCATCGCGGGCGACAGCGACACATCCGCCGAGGCGCAACGGCTATATGAAACCGTGGCCTTCCTCTACCGCTGCGTTGAAGTGCGCGCGAACGCGTTGGTGGCGTTGCCGTGGGCTGTGCAGCGCAATGATAGCGATATCTGGACAAACGCAGATGGAGCCGCACCCGCAGAGTTGGCCGCGCTATCGGACATTCCCGACCTGCTGTGGCAGACTGAGGCGGCCATGTGTCTGGCGGGCGAGGCGTTCTGGCACAAAATCGAGACACGCGCGCGCCGCTTGTTGGAAGTGCGGTGGTTATCGCCTGCCACAATCAAGCCGGTTTGGGATGCGGACGCCGGACTAATCGGGTACAAGCGCGCGCTGCCCAACCGCGCACCGCAACCGATGAGCGTAGATGAGGTTGTGCATTTCTGGCTCCGAGGAATGCACGAAACCAAACCACGCCGCTCACCGGCAGAGGCCGCGTCAATCGCAGCGCGCGTCATTTATAACACCGATTTGTTCACTGCCGGCTTCTTTGAGCGGGGCGCAATCAAGGCTACGTTGCTCACCATTGACGGCAATCCACTACCGGCAGAACGTGAGCGCATTAAATCGTGGTGGAGACGCTTTATGGCGGGCGTCAAAAATGCGTTTACGGCTGAGGTAGTCGCGGCGTCTGTCAAGCCCGTGGTAGTCGGTGACGGCATCGGCGAGCTTGCCAACACTGCGCTTACCGCCGAGAAACGCGAGGATATCGCCACGGCAATGGGCGTACCGCACAGCCTGGTGCTATCCAACGCGGCCAACTATGCCACGTCACAGCAGGACGAATTGAACTTCTATAATCTGACGATTGTGCCAGAGGCGCGACTAATCGAGCGGCAAATCAACCGTCAATTGTTTGAGCCGCTGGGGTTGCAGTTTCAATTTCGGCCTGAGGAATTGTCCGTATACCAGGAGGACGAAACGCAGCGCGCGCAGGCGTTCTCGCTGTACGTCGGGGCGGGCATTCCGCTAGGTACGGCGGCGCAGATTCTTGGCGTATCACTGCCCGACGGCATGGAATACGACGATCTAAACGTTGCGCCACAACCAGCGCAGCCGCAAGCAGAACAGCCGACGCCGGACGTGGAAGAGGCTGACAACGACAATGAGGCTGTGCGACGTGTAGAATTGCGCAGGTTGCGCCGGTGGGCCAAAGGCAAGCGACAGCCGGACGTAGACAAGTTTGATAGCGACGTGTTGAGCCGTGCCGACAAAATGGCCGCGCTGGGATTAACCGACACGGGGGAGGCAGCCACGGCGCACGTTTTTTTTACCCGTGAGCTATGGACGCCGCAACGCTGGCAGGCGTACAAAGCAATGACGTTGCAGCTTGACCCAGATGACGATGAGGCCGAGCAGCAAGCGCGCATGGAGTTGGAACGTGAATTGGCAGATAATCTGGAACGTGAGTTAACCCGGCAATTAAACACGCTGTTACCGCCAGGGACACCGGACGATGAAATTGACAACTTGGTGCGTGCGGCGGCGGGGCGGGTAGACGAAACGAGTAGCGGCGTGCGTGAGGTATTACGTCGCGCGTTGATTGAAGATGCCAGTTTGGGCGTAGCGGTGGCATTTGACACGTTGGAGCGGGTGGGCATGGCGTTTGACTGGACACTAGCCAACACCGAGGCGGCAGAATGGGCGAGGCGGTACAGTTTTGACTTGGTAACGCGCATTAACGATCACACGCGCACGCGCTTGGGGACTGCGGTCAACGACTGGTTTAACGCGCGCACTACGCTACGCGACTTGCGGCGGGAACTTGCGCCATTGTTTGACAACCGTCGCGCTCAGCTTATCGCCCAAACCGAAACGACACGCGCAGCTGCGGAGGGGGCGCGCATCGGCTTTGCGCAGACCGAGGGCATCAACGAATGGGAATGGGCGGCAGTTGCCGACGAACGCGTGTGCCCGATCTGCGGCGGGTTGCACGGCAAGCGCGCTGTGCTGGGGCAACCGTTTGTATGGAACGGGGCGCAGTACACGCCCCCGGCGCATCCTGGTTGTCGGTGTTTTGTGCGAGCCGTAATTGCATAGGGGACAAATATGGCACGCGGGCAAATTGACGGGCTGGATAGATTGCTAAAACGCTTAGACGCTGTAACTGCGGCTCAGGTCGTTGTGCCGCCCATGCGGCGCGCTGTGGAACGCATCAAGCGGCGAATGCAGGTTTACCCGCCGCCCCCGGCGGCTATTCAAGGGCCAAGCAGCCGCCCTGTGCGATTTCGTACCGGGGCCGGAGCCGATGTGTCGTTTGTGGCTCGCAGCCGAGGCCAGTATAAACGCACAGGCACATATGGCAGGCGATGGACAACGCGTGTATGGGGTGAAGCCCGCAGCAATGTTATTTATGGCCGTGTAGGCAATAACACCAAATACGCCCCGTGGGTGGGGTCGCAGCGATTCCAGGCAGGCATTCACCGCAACCGATGGGGCACAGACGAACAGGCGTTGCGCCAAGAATTGCCTATTATTCAGGCTGATTTCATGGCAACAATTGATCAAGCGTTAGGAGGCAAACAATGAGTGCAACAGTTGAAATCAAAGCGGTGACTGAGGATACCGTCACTGTCGCCGGGTATGGCGTGCTGTTTGGCGGCATTGATTTGGACGGTGAAACGTTCCACCAGGATACCGAGTTCATGCTCGACTTGGTTCCTGCAAAGCTGGTGCTGTACGATCACGCGCGCGGCCCGGTGCGCCACGTTATCGGCAAGACAACAATCGTCACGCCAGATGAGCGCGGGCTGTGGGTGGAGGCGGAATTGAACCGCCATACTGATTATGTCGAACAGGTTATGACGTTGGTGCAGGCGGGCGCGCTGGGTTGGTCGTCGGGCAGCGTCGGCCATTTGACGCAGCGCAGCGGCAAATCTATCACGCGCTGGCCTATTATCGAGTTTTCCCTGACACCGACTCCCGCGGAACCGCGGACTGTCGGTGTTGAGATTATCAAATCGTTGGCAGATGTAGACGAATCATATAGACTGTTATTGCCGGAGGACGCTATCGCTCTAGCCGAGGATGCGTCGGTGCAGGCAGACGTTGTTAAAACAAATGCATTGATTCATGTGGAGGATACAGTGAGCGAAGAGCACGCGACTACTGAAGTCGCTGAGGCCGAGCAGGTTAAGTCCCTGAACAACCGGCTCGACGCGTTGTCGGAAACGATGGCGCAAGTTTTGCAATTTATGCAGGATAGCCCGAAGGTGAAGTCCGCGGGCTATTTCACCGAGGATGGCGGCGCGGCAGACGTTAACGTCAAATCGTTTGGCGACTGGCTTATGGCCGTGCGCCGCAATGACGTCACCCGTCTGGCGAGGGTGTACAAAAGCGTCGGCACTAAGGACATGACGCTTGGCACTGGCACGCAGGGCGGCTACCTGGTTCCGCCTGAATACGGCACGCGCCTTATGCAGTTGGCCGCTACGCAGTCGCAGATTACCGGGCGCGTCACGCTGATTAACGTCAACAGTGACAGCGGCGCGTATCCTGTGCTGGATCAGTACATTGTGCCTACTGCCGGTTCTGGCAACAGCGCGATGGCCGCTGGCGTTACCGCCAACGTCACCGCCGAGGGCGCGCTGCTGACTGAGACGCAGGCCGGGTTTGAGGATTTGCAATACCGCGTCTACAAGGTTGGTGGCTTCACCGAGGTTACCAACGAACTGATTAGCGACAGCCCGCAGGCTATTGAAACGCTGTTGTCGCAACTGTTCGGCATCGCCATCGCCGCCAAGAACGAGCGTAACATCCTGCGCGGGACTGGCACGGGCGAACCGCTCGGTATCCTGAACGCGACTTGTGCGGTTGGCATTTCTCCCAACACCAACAATGAGTTTAAGTGGGAAGATGCGCTGACGATGGTAAGCCGTTTCAAGAGCGCGGGCGGCACGCCGGTATGGTTGATTCACCCGTCCATTTGGCCCGATATCGGCGCAATGGAGAGCAGCGCAGGCGGCTCCGTGTGGCAGGCCAACATGACGGCGGGCAGCCCGTCCACCCTGCTGAGCTACCCGATTCTGGTTAGCGAACACCTGCCGCAGGCCAACAATGCCGGTGCGGTTATGCTGGCAGATTTGTCGGCATACCTGTGGTTCCAGCGTGAGGGTTTGCAGATTGCCTACAGCGAACACGCCGCCTTCACTACTGACAAGGGAACGTGGCGTTTCACTCAGCGTGTGGACGGCAAGCCTTGGCTGCGCTCGGCGATTACCATGTCCGATCCGCAGGGCAGCTACACCGTTTCGCCGTTCGTGTACCACAACGACTAAGGAGAATTGACAATGGCTATTAAGCCGAGCGAACAAATGGCGATTGTCGCCACGATTGATCCAGACGCATACGGGGCTGACACCTACGTTAGCGACTGGATTGATGTCGGGAAGTACAAGGGCGGCCTCATGGCGATTGTCATGGCGGGCGACTTGGGGACTAGCGCAACATTGGACGCCAAGTGGCGGCAGGCCACGTCCAACGCCGGGGCCAACGCTAAAGATTTCGATCCTGCGCTGTCTATCACTCAGTTGACGCAAGCCGGGACTGACAGCGACAAGCAAGTCATTCTTCAGGTGACTGCGGACAAGTGCGACTTGGCTAACGGGTTCCGCTTTGTGGCTCTGAGCATGACTGTAGCGGTTGCCACCAGCGACGCGGGCGCGGTTGTGCTTGGTGTGCGGCCTGACTATGGCCCTGCTGATCAGTACGATCTGGCGTCTGTTGACGAGATTGTCGGCTAATCATGCAAGGAATCGCACAGGCGTTTATTGACGAGTTTCGGCCTGGGGACAATATCCCTGATGGCCGTTATGAATTAGAACACTGGGCGGTTATGGTGGAGCGGGGGGTTGTTATTCCCCCCGCGGCCACCAAGTCGCAACCAGACGCGCAACCTAAGCGGCAGCGCAAGGCAGCGGAATAATGGCATACACCACAGTTAGCGCACTCAAAACGTATCTCGGCGTTGTCGGCAACACAGATGACGCGCTGCTGACTGCGCTGATTGCGCGTGCGCAGGCTATCATTGATGCGTACTGTGGCCGGACGTTTGAGGCAGCACAGGATAGCACGCGCAAGCTAGACGCCAAACTGAGCGTAAGCACAGATAAGCGGACGCTTTATGTCGAGCGAGATTTGTGCGCTATCACCAGTATCACCAACGGTGACGGCGTGAGCGTCGGCGCGGCTGAATATGTCACAGAGCCACGCTGGGAGACACCGTTCTACGGTATCACGTTGAAACGGGAATCGGACATTCGGTGGACGTGGGACGACACGCCAGAGGATGCAATCACCGTAGTGGGGCGGTGGGCATACAGCGCGACGGCTCCGGCTGATATAGTGCAGGCCACAGAGCGTCTAGCGGCCTACTTGTACCGGCAAAAGGACAACATGTCTGATCTAGATCGCGCCATAGCGGTTAATGCCAATACAACGTTGCTACCGCAGAGCCTACCGCGCGACGTGCAGCTAATCCTCGCACCATACCGGCGGGCGGTGTAGCATGGCATTCACCACGATGGCGGGACTAGTGGCGGGGTTGGCTGCGCTGTCTGTGCCGGGTGTGACGCGTGTCTACAGCGCGCCGCCATCGCAGCCGCCACAGACAGCGGATTTGCCTGCTATGTATCCTCGCCTGCCGGTTAACAGCATTAGCGTTGACACGTTGAACGGTGACACTGGCCTACGCTCGGCAACGATTGAATTAGTGATTGTTGTGCGGCCATTGTTCCAGTCCACACCGGCGGTTAACTTCACGGCGGCAGTCACGCTGTTGGATAGTCTGCACACCGTTCTAGCAAACAATGCGTTGTCGCTAGGAATCGATAGCTGGGAGATTCGCCAGGGTGAGGAACTATACGACGATGACACCGGCATGTGGATACTGGTGACAACTGTGCGGGCAAGCGGGTAGGAGAAGAATATGGCGACAAAAGGCGCGCAAAGCAGTATCCTGGTAGATGAGTTTGACTTTTCCGGCGTGACTAGCGGCTGGGACTTGGAAATTACCGTCGGTGAGGGTGATGCCACTGTTATCAACAGCACCGGTATGGATTACGATCCGCTGTTGACTCAGATGACGTTACGCCAAAACGGCTATGTGACAACCGTCGGCGCGGCTGCCACGTTGGAGGAAGAGCTGTACGACAGGCTTGGCACGGGTACGGCTATCGTAGCAGCGGAGCTAGATCGAGACGTAACCGGCTCGCCGGTGTACGTGCTTCCCAACGCCGCAAGCAGCAACATGACGTTTAGCGCACCGGCGGCCAACCTCATGACGCTGACTGGCACATGGGGATTTACCGACGCGGGAAATCGTGGGCTGCGTGTGGCGCGTGCGACTATCACCGCAACCGGCAATCAGACGGCGGTGGATTTCGGCGCCGGTGGAAGCGCGGGCGGTGTGGGCTATCTGTTCGTGCAATCTATCACCGGCTCCGCTAGTAACGCGTCGTTCAAACTGCAAAGTTCCACCACTAGCGGCGGCACGTACGGCGACCTCGGCACGTTCACGGTGAGCGCAGTCGGCGCGTACCGTATCACGTTCTCCGGCACAGTCAACCGGTGGATTAGACTGAACACCACGGCCCTGGGCGGCGCGACGGGGTTTGTCGTGGTTGCGGTGGCATGTGTCAACGGTATCACTCAGTAACATAGGAGAGTAGAACATGGCTCGCAAGGGTGCAGGTAATTTCACGGTTTCGTACAACAATGGCGCGGGAAATGCCACGCCGAACAATATCACGGCGTACATTAACCAAGCCGACTTGGAAATGACTATCACCGAGTTGGAGGCGACGACGCTCACCAGCACGGGCATGGATTACGATCCCGGCCTGGGCGATTTCACGCTGCGGCTAACCACTGACTGGAACAAGGCGTTGGACGACATCCTGGCTCCGGACGTGATTACCCCAACCAAACGGACGGTGGTTATCACTGCCACCGGCGACACGGGGACGGTAACGTACACCTGGACTAACAAGGCGTTTATTACGAGCTATCCGATTAGCGCACCGGCAAGCGGCAAAATTACTGGCACGCCACAATTGCGGCTGGGTGGGGCGCCGGTTCGCAGCTAACCATGAGTGACACTGTACGGTTTGAGTATGAGGAATCGCCATTCGCCGACAATTTTGTCGAGTTCAGCGCAAGTTGGACGCGGCGCGAGACGCGAGAGTTTGTAGAGCTAAACGGCGACGCGTGGCTGGCGTTGATTGCGCGCAAAATGACAGCGTGCAAGTTGGACGGCATTACCGCTCCCGCGCAGTTGACGCCAGACGCAATTGACGATATGGACGTGCGGTTGTTTCGGTGGTTGACGACGGCGGCTACCGCAGCGTATGTACAGGTGAGCCGCCTGGGGGAAGCGGCGGCGTCGCGGTTGTCGGCTACATTCGCAGCCGCGACGCAGACGGAGACAGCCGACTAAGCCCGCCCGACGCGCTGTTGGATGCGTGGCTACTGCGCGCATTCCCAGGCAGAACGTTGGAAGAGCTTGACGCTATGGACTGGACACGCTACCAGCGGGCAATGGACGCAGCCGAGATAGAACATATCGAGCGCGCCCGCCAGCGGTTCCTAGCGGGCCAGTGTGAGGATAGCGCAGTAAACTGGCCTGCTGTGTTGCGCCACGATGAATGGATGAATCGCCATGAATGACGCCAAACTCGCCATTATCTTGGAGGCCAAAAATAACGCGTCGCCTGCTATCAAGCAGACAACCGGCGATTTGCGCGACTTGGATAACGCAGCGGGCAACGTTGCAAATGGCCTGAGCGGCATCGCCAAAACCGCGGGCGTTGCAGGCATTCTCGCGCTTGGCTCGGCGGCGGCAGGCGTGACAATGGAGTTGGCGCGCACCGGCGCAATGGTAGATCAGACGCGCACGGCGTTTATGGACTTGGCAGCCTCCGCCGGAATGTCGGGCCAGTCCATTCTGGAATCACTGCGCGCCGCGTCGCGTGGCAGTATCAACGATATGGCGTTGATGGAAACTGCCAACCGCGCCATGCTGCTGGGGGTAGCCGATAATGCCGAGGAATTTGGGCAACTCATGCAGATTGCCGAGGCGCGTGGCAAAGCGTTGGCAATCAGCACAGAACAAGCGTTCTCGGATATTGTCACGGGCATCGGGCGGCAGTCGGCGTTAATCCTAGACAACTTGGGCATCGTCGTAGACACTGAGGCGGCGTATGAGCGTTACGCCAAAAGCCTGGGCAAAACAGCTGCGGAATTGTCGGACGTTGAACGCAAGCAAGCCATGTTGAACGACGTGATTGCCAACAGCGCGTCAATCGTCGCGGTCAACAACGCCGCGGGCGAAAACATGGTGGATCAGTTTGAGCGGCTAACTGCGTCAACTCAAAACGCGACGATGGCCCTCGGCGAATATCTATCACCGCATTTTGCGCAGATGGCAGGCAACATAGCCGATCTGCTAGAGCGTTTGGCAGACGCCATGCCTAAACCTAATGCCACTATGCCGTTTAGCGGCCCAACGTCTGGGTTTGAAGCAATAGGATCCAACTATTATCAGGCGGCTTTGGACGGTTATAAAAACCTAATCGCCGAGCAAGAGAAATACATGCCCGCGCGATTGGCGCAGCTTGAGCAGGAAATTTCGCTTGCTGAGGAATTGTCAACAGGGACAGAGTTTCAGCAGCAGCACATTCAGCGTCTGCGCGAACGATACGACGCGCTGGCATCGTCTACTGCCACGCTGCGCGATGAGATGTATGCGTTGGTTGAAGCGCAAAGCCAACAGGCAGGCGGCGCACAGTATAGCGCGGGGCAAACTGGCGAACTGGAACAGGCGGCATGGAATTCCGTATCCGCTATGGCGGCAATGACGGATGAAACCCAACTGGCAAAGGAAGAAGTTAACAAATTAGTCAATGCCATGTTGCGGCTGGATTCCACACAGCGCAGCGTAGCGTCAAGCGTAGAGCAGCGATTGTTTGACACTGCGCTCAGACGTTCCGGGGGCGACTACCTGGCGGCCATGTCGGGCGGCGCAACGGCGTCAATGGCGATTATCGAACGCGCCAATACGTTGATGCTACAGGGGAACAAAGATTTAGAGTTTCGTGACAGGGTGATTATCCCGTCGCTGATTCGCCAAGAGGAAGAATCGTTGCGTTTGATGGAACAGGCGGCCCCGGCCACACACGCGATTGGGGACGCCGCAGCCAAAGTCAACCAGGAGTTTGAGTCGCTGCGCGGCTCGGTGGCGGGAATCTTGCAAGGCGCGCTAAATGTAGACGTGGGCGTTGACGTTGCGGACTTCTTGCCGCGTGAGGATGCAGTCAACGAACAGGCGCGCCGGTTGGCCGACATCATGGTAAACGGCTTGACGGGGCAGGATTGGCTAGGCGCGTTTGCCGAGGGTGCGCCGGACATCTACGCTGCGCTTACCGAGAGCGGCGACCCCAAAGCGGCGGCGGCGCGACTGTTGGCCGACTTCCAGGACGGGCTAGTGCCTGAACTGATTGACAAGGACAAGGCCAAGAGCCTAGTGCGGCGCATGTTGACGGGCGAACAAAACATGGCACAACTGGCGCAGGAGATCGCTGCAGAGTTAAGCGGCGAGATGGGCGTGTCCACTGCGCAGGCGTTGGCCGCAGCGCAAGGCGCGCTGGGCGTGGGTGAGGCAACGCAGTTGGGGCCGACAGGCGCGGACGCCGCTGGCGCATTCGCAGACGGGTTCGACGTAGCGTTGCAGGAGCTTGGGCCACGGGCAGCGGCTACGATTGAAAAGAGCGCGGCGAGTGACGCGGTAGTGCGACAACTGACTGGCGCGGGGCGCAACGCTGGCACGATTTGGGGAGACGGGTTCCTGGCAGCGGTGGGCCAGAACATACCGCAGGCGTTGATTGACATCCTGACAATGCGCGTCCTACCCGCGGTGCAAGGCGGCATGAGTGCGCAAGCCGGCGCAACCGCAGCGCAATAGGCACTATTTAACAACAGGATACGGCCATGAGCGATATGTCCAAATATGTGTGCGAGATGTGCGGTAAACAAGCGACGGTGTTGTGCCTTGATGGTGTAAGCTGGGCAGAAAATGGCGCAATGTGCAGTCAGCCTGTGCCGCCGTGTCACGTTTTCTGTGAGGAGCATGAACGTGAACCACATGAATACTGGTTGCCCGCGCCGCCGCCACCGGGATGGACGCCTGAAACCGCAGCGCAATAGACGGAGGCGACAATGGCATATACGCAGCCGATACTAAACAGCGTCACACTAGCGCACCCGTCGGAATACACCGAGCGTGTTATCTATCTCGGCGCGCGGGCGCAACTGGCAAACGGCACATATCGCACGCAGCTTGTCAATAACACATTGAAGCGCGCGTTCTATATCCGGTGGAACAAGCTCACTGGAGCCGAATACAGCACGCTGCGCACGGCGTTTGACACGGTGCTAAAAAACTCTACGTCATTCACCAGCCCGGACGGTGGCACGTTTACGGTTGTTCTTGATCCATCGCAGACTGAGCTAGAGGCCGAGGCATACCGCATAGGTAACGGCAATACATTTCACTGGCGCGCCGTGCTGCGTCTGCGCGAGGTATAG